CCTTCTTAGGTTTCTCATCAGATCGAATCCATTGGGTCATGGAATAAAGTGAAGGTAATTCGAGGGGGGCAAAAGTACAAGAGCCCTGTTCTCTAAATTTCCTTTGGAGAAATATTAGATCCTCTCGAGGGATGGATTTCTTATCCATCGGAGATTTGTCGGGGTTGGTGATATCCCAATTGAATTCTCTCTTAAAGAGTTTAGAAATGGTAATACCATTAAATTTATCAATCACATCAGGATGAACTCCAAGAGCAGAGTCATCACCATTAACACCCAAAGCACACCAATCATCAAATTTCAATCCAGGACAAAGCTTACGAAAAGCAAATCTAAAACAAATTGAATTGACGATAGAATTTAACCAAGAAGTTTCCCAAGAGCCAGAAGGCATCAAAGTACAGGAAAACACCTTGTTGTGCAAAATGAAGTTACTACACAAAGTGGTAACGACAAGACAAACAATATTGCGGATCCACAATGCATCCCGAATCGGATCAAGACACATCATTTCCGCTATTTCACGGGAAACGTCCCACGCCAAACCAACGACAAAATTAATGTCCCAGGCAGGCGTATCAAGGGCTACGAAACCAGTTTTGGGGCCAAAACGACAAAGTCGCTTATGCAACATACCCCATTCAGCTGAATGACAATTAATCCCTAAGGATATATCACTTTGAGTTGGATCAGAACACAACGCTTCTTTAAAAGTACCTAAATACATTATCGAACGTAAAACGTGTGATTTGCCCATAACTGCAAAGGCGCGGGTTGCGCCAGCTGCGACTCTATCAATAGGCCGCGTCTCATCTTTAAGACACCAGGATGCAATTCCAGGTGGGAAAAAGCCTTGTTCAACCAAAGCTATTTCCTCTTTTACTTGTTTCTCTAATCGAGGATCAATCCAAAAAGGAGATCGACGAATTAATTTGTCCAACTTAATGCCACGTTCGGCAAAACCAGGACCAGATGATTTAGAAAGAGAAATTGAAGATACATCGTGGGAAACGAGACCATTTACGGCCTCCTCTAAAGTTAAAATACGATGTTTATGCTTGGAAAAATTCGGATGACGAATGCCAAGATAATTATCTCGATGAGTGAGTTCAGGATCCATTGGGCGGATCCTTTTATTGCCAATTTTGGCTAAGGCGAGTTCAAGTGGTTTAATCAAAACACCTTTGTCATTGCGAAATGGCGAAAGTTTAGCAGGCGCTTTGAGCACAGGATAATAACATGGAATAACATCGCCATTTGGATTAATAACACCATCATAAAAACATGAGGAGACGATTCTTGAATCACGAGGAACAAAAATACTCTGACTAATAGTAGCAACTTCACGAGCGCCAGACAAAGATTCTCCGACTGATGGGGACATGGTGAAACCTCCCTCAGCTAAAACTTGTTCTGACAAGGAGTAATGGGCTTCAGGCCTCAAAAACCTGTCAAAATCTTCTACATAGATGGGTGCGACAATGGAATCGCCTTTAAAACCTGCTACGTGAATACCCACAAATTTCTTCTCAACTTTGGGATTGAAAAGAACATAAGGAGTACCACATAAACCAGGCATACCTTCAACGCTTTGGGCGCGGTATGACCCATACAATTCTTTGTGAATCATCCCATTTGGCGAGGGATAACTCGTGGTAACAACATTTCCTTTGGAGAAATGAGTACCCTTAGAAACAACCATAAGTTTCCGATGAAACTGTATCCTTGCAGGATTAGCAGCCTCAAGATTTGAGTCAACATGCGGCATGTGCTGTTTCATACTCTTAGTAGGAAGACGAGTCTTAAAATCAAGAAAAGCAACATCGCGGC